AATCCATCGTGATGTACAACACATTCAATCCGCTCACAAGATTGCCAGCTGCACAGTGACACATGAACAAAGACTTACCGACGCCAGTGCCAGCGAGTGCAATGTTTAGTGTTTTTCTTGGTAGCCCACCCTGAGTAATCTTATTGAAGTATTCAAGATCAAACGGGATGCGGACTTCTTTGGTGTGGTAAAACTCATATCGAGCATCTGTGTCTTCAAGAAAGTCATGCCCGATGTGCGTGTCGAACGAAACAGCCAGAGCGTCGGAGAGAATTTGAGGTATTGCCCCTTTCGTGGTTTTACCTGTTTTGTCATCCAAAATCTGAATTGAGGACATGATGGCATTATAAACTGCCTTTTCCTGACAGAACTTTTCAGTCTGGTCGAGGAGCCACTGCAAGTCAGTATCCTTTTCTTCTGATATTGACTCGATAATTTCTTTTGCTTTCTTAAACGCATCTTCGTTTACATTGTCTTTGTTTGTAAGATCGATTAGTAATGCTTCTCTAGAAGGAAATCCATTATACCTCTTTACATAGGCATCAATTAGATCGAACACAACCTTGTCGTTGTAATCTTGGAAATACTCCGTCTTTAGAAACGGAATAGTTTTTCGACCAAACTCTTCATTAAATACAAGATTATTGAAGATTACTTTTTCAAAAGTCATTTATGCTCCTGGTGTAGGACAAAATCTTCGGCTAGATCAACTGCTAATTGATACGTAATATCAACACCGCATTCAGTTCTAATATACTCGCCATTTTCAAAAAAGTCAATAACGAATATTTCGTCTTCTAAACTAATAATGGCTTGACGAACACCATCATCGCTAACATATTCACTCAGAGTCTTCATATACAAAACTTTCTGCATCTGTATTAGCTTCTTGTAAAGTTGAAAACGACGAACTACCTGTTACAAGTATTTTAGATTCAAATTGTAAATCATAAGCCAATTTAGCAGCAGTATACATTTGTTTTGGTATATTAGGTGAAGGTTCTATATAACCTAAATCTCCAGTCGGTCCTTTCAATTCTTCATATTGTACCATATACTTTGAATGGTCAAATTTTATAACAGTAGCTTTTTTACTACCGCTATCATTTGTAAAGACTCCGACAATCTCAGACATTTTCTTCTTCCTCTTCTTGTGTCATGATTGAGCCAACTGCCATCTTGTAACGTGTTTCAATATACTTGGCAAAGTCAGTCGTTTGGAATACCTTTACCCAGAAGTCCTTGTTGTCGACAATATCACCAGCGCGCATGTTCGGAGCCATAACCTCGCCAGTTTCCTTGTCAACGCGAGCATACCAGCCATTCTTTGGCTTTATGATATAACCACCTTCAAGTGCAACATCGAGCAAACCAGACCAGCGATTAATGCCACCCTCGAAGGAAACAGTGATCGGGATCTTGCTCTTTTCCTTAACGTAGCGAGACTTCTCAACATTGATGACGAAGTGATAGCCCTGAATACCGTCAGCGTCCTTGTCCTGCTGACGACCAAGGATCCAGATATTGTCTGAACCATAGTACGAGCCAGTACCACCACCAACGATGTCCTTCGGGAACATACCAATTTCCTTGTAGGTGTGATTGATCACAACCATCGGAATGTCCTTGAGCGAAAGATGCGGAGTGATCATACGGAACAGCGACTTGAGCTGTTTGGCGCGAGACATATCCGCCACAGACTTACCATCAAGAGCGTCGTCAACTTCCTTCTTTGAAGCAAGGTTACCAATAGAGTCGATAACAATCATTACTCGATCTTCACGAGCAAGATCCTTCATCTGCTTCATAATATCGAACTTCAGTTCTTCGATGTCGGTAATAGGAGTATGGACAACAGAATCAAAAGAAATACCAAAGGTATTAAAATAGGACTGAGGAGTACCAAACTCAGAATCGTAAAAAAGAATAACGCCATCTTTGTACTTCTTTAAAAAAGCTGAAGCCATCAACAAAGCAAATCCAGTCTTAAAGTGCTTCGAAGGACCAGCTAACATAGTTAGACCAGGAGTGATACCACCGTCAATGCTACCAGAAAGAGCAACGTTGATCATGGGAACTGGGGTAGGAATCATATCCTTTTTAGTAAAGATCTTGCTATCCGCAAGAGTAGAAGTTAATTCAATTGTACTGTTCTTAATAAGTTTATCGCGAAGTGACATGTTGTCTCCATACTGTTAGATAATGCGATCGTCAATTTTAAGTATACTGCTTTCGTCCATTTTTGTCAAGGACTTTCTAATCCCAAGATTAGCAGCAATCAATAAAAGCACAGCCAAAGGATCAAAAACAAGGACGATAATGATGATAACATAGCGAACTGCTTTTTCCAGTTGATTCCCATCAGCATTGTCGTAAACGAGTTCGGCAATATATTTGAGTGGTCCAACTTCCGCTTCGAGCTTCTTAACTTCTGATTCAAGTTTGATTCGCTCGGTAGTAAGTGCGGATATATTTTTGACATGAGTGTCCTTGCGAGTAACGAAGATATCGCGTTGTCTTCGTTGTTGATCGGCAGCTCTCAAAGAGTTTGCCGCCTGTCCACGATCTGTCATTTTATTAATAGCGGCATCTATTTGCGCGATTTGCTTATCAAGATCAGCGATTGATTGTTTCTCGAATTCTATCTTATTTTGAATAATAACAATTTGATCGGCTGAACCTGTATTGATACTTATCGATTGGTCGATATGTGCTTTTGATAAGAAACCAAAAATTCCCATGCTTGATATAAACATAAGAACTATAACTGATGATGTAAGATAATATTTAAGAACTTTTGGTGCTTGGTGCCAGTTATTGTATAACCAACTTGCAGTGACTAGTTTACCTAATTCCAAAACGCTGCCCATGAGAACAACGGGAATAAAAGCAGATGCGAATATAGTTGCCAATCCCAATATCGAATAGTATGCGGACACAGCAGATAGTGCCAGCGCTACCGCCAAAGCTAGGTAGTTAATCATCCGTCTACGTAGGTGTTAACCTTCTTTATGAATGCCTGAATCTTAGCAGCTCTATCTGGCCAGAAGATGTAAGTCTTATCTGGATCTTTTTGTAAGTTGTTCAGCAGAGGCATAATCATATCGCGCAAACCTTCCAACTTGTTTTGTATTTCAGTTGCAGTTTGCGCAGTTTGTGCAACAACTTTGTTTTGTTCTTCTACTTTTTTCTTCAGCATCTCCTCGTGAGCTTTTAACTCTGCTTCGGAGACGAGACTGAAACCAAAATCATCATCAGCTAGTTTCATTTGAAAAAGTCCTCAAGTGTGGCTTTGTTGTCGATATCCCAGTTTAACACTTCAGTGATAGAACGAAGTGGCTCCATGAAACTTTTATCAAACTGCGTATCACGATCGATGTATTTATCGAGGTTGAACTCGTTAGGAAGATAATCTGCAGTCGCAATAACAGTATCATTGATAGGGTTTGGAACTTTCAGATAAGCAAACTTGATCTTGTCGCCATCAGTAATTGGTGGAATGCTCTTCACCTTGTGCTTCTGCAGCATGTAATTGAACAGCAACGCGCCCTTAACTTGGATCGGTGTGCCCTTCTTGTAAATTGTAGAGCTGTCGCGATACTTACCCATACCCTTGATGCCGCGAGGAAACGCAACATCTTCGAACGACAAATTAGCAAAGTCATCACGAAACTCTTGAATGAACTGATCAAGTGTAGCCTTGTCCTTGTTCATAATAATTTCAAATGACTCTTTGAGCTTCTCGCGACACGCATGCGGAGTCGATGAACGAACAGCTTCGATGCCTTGAATTTTCAACTTTGGCTTATCAAACTGCACACCTTCAATGTTCCACGCATTGAGGATATACATCTTCTTGGCTTTCCAGATGCCTTTGTTTGCGATAGTTTCTCGTTTCATCTGCATCTTCTGCTGATATGCTGACATCTTTTCTGCCAACTCAGCATAACACTGATCAAGATATGGCTGCACTTTCTTTTCACAGAACTCATCAATCAACTTGACTGCTTGCAATTCATCACTGCCTGGAGGAATCAACTTCTCAAACGTGACATAGATTGAGTCAGTGTCAGACGCAATCACATAATCTTGATTCTGCGTTTTGAGGAGCTTGTTGAAGAACTGGTTGATTTTCTGTTCGATCCACCTAATAGAAAGCTGTCCTGACGTTGTAATCGCCTCTGCATGGTTGAAATTGAACCAACGGAAGTATTGGTTTCCGAGCGCACCGTAAGCTGAGTTAAGCTGGATCTTTTTTGCCATCTGCATGTTGTGATATCGCGCGATGAGTTTTTCGTCATCTTTGCTTTTCGTTTTCTCATACCGCTTCTTTGCTTCAAGCATTTGTTGTTTATACTTGACACGATCATTATACATCTTCTCCATCAACGCAGGTAGGAAACCTTGGAACTCTTTCGTGTACATACAACCATTAGCAGTATATGATACACCATCCAACTTATTAGGAATGCTGACACCTTCTAGCAATTCATCAGTCGACGGGAAACGATTGAGACGCCCACGGAATGTTTCGGGACTGATGTTGTACTGCATAATCAGATGCGGATACAGACTGTTCAAGTCAAACGAAACAACCCACGGTGTAAGACCAATACGCGGATCCTTCACATAACCACCCACGAGCGAGTCAAAGTCAGGCTGCTTTTTAAACTGCGGAATAACGATGCCTTGCTCGAGCAAATAGTTATGAATGATAACATCCCATGGACGAACAGTCGTCATCGTGTCGTTGTAGTTGACCTTGGCATCATAAGCAATCGCCATAACCTGCTCAAGAAACTTCAACTTGTCATCGAGCTTATCAACAAGCACACAGTCGTTGATGTTATACTCGATAAACTTCTGGAAATTGTTTTTGTACAACTCAAGCAGATTACCATACTCGGAGTAGTCAGTTTTTTTCTCACCAATCTCAATGCTAGCAATATAATCTAGCTTGTACGACTCTTGATTGCCGAAGGTAAACTTACGATATAGTTGATAGTAGTCAAGAACAGAAATACCAACAGGCGTGTAAGACTGGTTCTCTTTACCACGGAACTCAACGATCTTTTCGTCAAGCATATGCCATGGCGACAGCTTCTTACTATCAAACCCAAGCGCATTTAGTCGGTTGACGAGATACGGAATGTCGAAGAACTCAATGTTCCAGCCAGTAACAATATCAACGTCAAGCGACTGCCAGCATTTCAGGAACTGTGACAGCAACTCCTGCTCATGTTTGCACTTGATATAATAGGTGTTGGTGTCATCAGTCGTGAAGTCGCCACAACCGAACACATAGTTACGATTGCGACTGCGCAGAGTGATCGCGGTGATCTCTTTGTCTGCTCGTTGAATGTCGGGGAAACCTTCGTCAGCGGCGCACTCAATATCGAGTGTTACAATACGAACCAAACTGGGGTCGTAGTCAATATCGTCTTTGTAGTTGTCGAAGATGTACGCATACTGAAAATGAGTCAGCCCGTAGATGTCAAGATTATCCACATCCTCGTAGCGTTTGATAAAATCTTTTGCTTCGTAGATGCTTGGGAAAATCTTTTGTTCTACAGGCTGACCATCAAGAGTTTTGAATGTACCACGCTTGCTTGGAATAAAAAGATACGGACTATACTCAACAACTTCCTTCATGCGCAAACCAGTGTCATACCCACGGACATAAACTCGATTACCTCTCAAATGCACGTGTGTATAAAACTTGCTCATGAATCCTCCATAACAAATATCATATTAGTATAGCTTAGTTGACGAGAAATGTCAACGGAATATTTCAAGCGCAGCGTGATAATGTTCTTCACGATCCTTCAAACCAATTGTGCCGCCATTGATCTTCTTTGTAACAGTAAGAATGTCGCCTTTGTCTGCCCATTGATTCAGCTCGCGTGAGTCCCAGAACCAACCAGCTGACCAGCAAGCACCTTCTGGGTCAGCGCACCACTCAATAACTTCCTCGAGCGGCATTTCCATATCTTGTGCGAAGATGGTGTAGTTTGAACGACCAGTTAACTGAATAAGCCCGCGACCACGAAACCGATAGCCGTCACCAGACTCAGGAGGACCATTGCCCATTCTGCTGGCGTAGACAAGATTGGCGATCTTTTCAGGTTGTTTAGCATATTGATTAGGATCCTTGCCGCGAAAATACTTCGGGAACACTTTCATCAAAGTTTCGGCGCGGTAGTTTAAATTTTCTTGTGTTGCTCTAAGACCACCAGACTCGTGCCCGACTTGAGCAAGAAACATTGAGATACGATTAGAATTATTAATCTCATAGAAAGTCATGACTTCATTTAGTGGCTCAACAAAACGCTGAACAACATCTTCGTCTGTGTCTTCAAAAAAATCGTTTAGCTGATCGAAAGTAACTAGCATTATCATCTCCTCGGTAGGAACGCTAGTTATTTATTGGCGAACTTTTCCATATAGGTTTTATTAACTTCGTGAATTAGAGTGTCGCGCGACAAATTCAGATCACGAAGTTCTTTATCAGATAAGTTGTAGAGCTGTTGTAGAGTAGTGTAGTACATACGACTTTCAGTCATCCAGTCGACAAAGTTTTTATAATAGTCGGTAAACATGATTCCTCATATGTTGAAATAGGAAATGGCTGGGCAAGCCTATCCTGCCCAGCCTCATAACGAAGAAATCAAGTTTGCTTACTTGCTCTCAGTAAGCAGTTCTTTCTTTGCTTTCTTAGGGGTATCTGCGTCTGTGATATCGATCTTCTTTGGCTTCTTATCTTCTGGAATGATGTGTTCCAGCCAGACCTTAAGAATGCCGTTGATCATCTCAGCATTGTTAACAACGACATTGTCAGCAAGCGAGAACGTGCGGGTGAATGCACGGTCAGCAATTCCCTTATGAAGATATTGAACGTTCACGCCATCTTCGATCAGTGTATCAAGAGTGGTTTGACCCTTGATAACTAGCTTGTTATCTTCGAGGGTCAGCTCAACGTCTTGCTTTCCGAATCCAGCAACTGCCAGTTCGATAACATAAACATTATCGTCTGTCTTCTTGAGGTTGAATGGAGGATAAGCTGTCGCAGTCTTTTGGATGTGGTCAATAGTCTCATGAACCTTTTGAGCGAACTTATCTGCTCCGACGAAAAACTTGGAAAACTTCTCAAGATCAGCGAATGAGTGATCGAACTTGTATGTTGGCCAGTTAGTCATGTCTTTTCTCCTATTAAGCGAGTTAGATTATAGAGTGGACCCATTAGGCATCCACTACATTATATAGGTTGCATCGCAATATTTTCAAGGGGTCAGTGGTACTTTTTTTCCATTTTTTCTTTAGTCGTTACATATAGATGCATCTCATCTTCATCATAGAAAAACATGGGTGTAAGATCAGCTTCGCGGAAAAGATTAGCTGTTACAAGCAATCTATCGAATGTGTTATCGGGGTTCATAGCCCGTTCGATGCGAGCTGCCTGTTTCACATATTCTTCAGGAACATAAACCATATTTTCTAGGACTACTGTTTTCATTACGGTCTCCGTGGGAAACTACCTTATATTTAGTCCCAAAGCCCCTGGTAATACTTTCCGAAGAGACGAAAGCCATTAGCCATACGTATCCGAATTGCCTGCATCCCCCTAACATCAACAGTTCCCATATTCTCAACCGACCACTCGCCTTCTGGTGGAGTATAAAACTCTTTTTCCCAATTTTCGTTGATGGTTTTGAATGCCCAAATCATTTCGTCGAGGACATAATCCCAACGATCGTGGAGCAAGGTGTCGCTGCCCGACCCATCATCTTCGCCCTTGCCGATATGCGGTGCGTCCTCAATATCAACCCATGGCGAACCGTGTTTTGTTTCTTTTAATTGAACAAGCATAGGATGGATAATATACGCAAGCGTATTGTCCATCGACCACGTATCCCACGGATCGATTTTTACTTCGATCTTACGAGGTTTACTAGCATCCTTCGGATACCTCCCCAAATTCACTTTCATCGACTTCCTCCATAGATTCCATAGCTTTTGTAAGAGCAGCAAGTATACCTATTTTAGCCATAGAAATCAACTCTTCATTTGACATCTCAAACTGGCAAATAGCAGAGCCATCTTCTTTTACTTCCATAACTTTCAGTTCCATTTTCATCTCCTATAAATAACACGTTAGAAGTGGGAGTGTTCCATGTTCGGTCGTATTCAATTTATAATAATCGGCGCTGTATTACTTTTTAGCGTTCTTTCTGGTCTTTACTATACTTGGCGCAAGGGTATCGAGCGCGAAGCTCTACTCGAGTATAATCAAAAACAATTAGAACAACACCAAAAGGACCAGGAAAATTTTCGTCGCCGTATGGAAGAAATCGCTAAACAGCAAGAAGAGATTGCTAAGAAAAACGACGAAGAGAAAAAAATATTTGGCGACAAGATGCGTGCAGCTGCTGACTATCTAGAATCGGAAGATGCAAAAAAAGACGATCGTCCCGCATCGCCAATACTTAAAGAAACTGTTCGCAAACTGAAGGATGCACCAAAATGAGATTGATCGCTGTAACAGTTGTCGCCGCTGCTCTTGCTGGTTGTGCGAAAGCCCCACCTCCGCAAACTCTTATTAAGACAGAACAAGTTGTAATCGTTCCCGATCGCACATTGTTTAATTGCCCTAACGTTAGACGTTTCCCAAATCCTGAGACACTTACTGACGCAGAAGTAGCAAAGCTACTGGTCACATTACACAAAAACAATACTGACTGTCAGAAGAACATCAACACGATTTGGAAAACGCTAGACGCTGCTAAGAAAACAGCAGAGAAAAAAGATTAATCGGTCTTACGAGCTCTTGGCTTACGCTTCTTTTTTTCTGCTGCTTCTCGACGAACTTCTTCAAGTAAACGATCATCTTCAGCTTCAACTTCTGCCATTGCTTCATCGATAATCTTGTGAATAGTTGCGCGAGTGTCTTCCATAGTCTCAAGCATATTTTCAATAAGACGCGACTGACGCCAAACGATCACCCAAGTATAAGCTGACCATGCTGAGAAAAGCAACAAATTAGCCCACACAAAGTATTCAATGTTTGGTGCATAGATAAACGCGAAGAAAATAAACAGCGCCGCTGCATATGCGCTAAAGATTAGAGGCAGCTTCATTTTCAAAAAGTCAATCATAACTACTCCTTATATTGGTTCGGGGTGATGGGATCGAACCACCAACATACGGATTCAAAGTCCGTTGTTCTACCGATTGAACTAACCCCGATCAGTTTCCGAAATATTCTTTATTTTGCTCGGCGAGTTCTTTTGCGATAGATAACGCTTCTTCTTCCGTATAGTCGTTGATGTTATCCTCTGGATAGTACTTTGCTAATTCTACAGGCTCATCTCCATCGACACTAACATTTTTAGTACCGTATGTTATATTAGTTTTGCGCCCAACTCTCACTTCAATACATACTATCTTCTTTAGTTTGGCAAAAGGAACGTAGGTTTCTACGTCTTTATACCAAGTCTCCCCCTCCCAAACGAGCTCTTGCTGTGTGATTCTTTTATAAACACGAGGCACCCAAAAGGTATACCCAACATCATATTTTGTTATTACATTCACTGACAAACCTCATCATAAACAGGACGACCGCGACGGTCATAACCAATTACTTCTTCCCAGCAAGTCATAATACGACGAGGATCAGGACGAGTAATAGCATAAGCACCCAACGCACCTAACGCCAAACCACCAGCAACCCACGGCGCAATGTTGCGATGCCGCTGTGGTTGATAGTGATGCTGCGGCGCATTATAATAATGACCGCGATGCGCACGATTATACGGACCAGCAAATGCGGGCATTGTCATAATAAAAACAATAACAGCTGCTAGATACTTACGCATGGTTATCTCCTACATACGTTCGATAGAGGGTTTGCCGACAACTTCATAACCGTTATTACGCGAGCCATAGATTTCTTTACAGAACTTGAAAGCATCTTGTAGATTTTCAAAATAGTTCTTACGCTCGACGAGAAGATTAAAGTTCTTGCCCTCTTTGTCGGTATACTTGACGCTGTAGCAAACTTTGAAATTGCTCATGACTCTCTCCTTCGTTGCGTGTCGTATTTAGTCACTTAACCAACATGCGACGATGCTCTTCGCGCTCGCGCATGAGCTGTAGTTCTTCATCTTCTTTCGTCTTGATATAAGACAAAATAGTAATAAGAAGTGTGACCCAAGCAATAGCTGTGTAAGAAGCCAGCGTCATACTTTCAAATATGACTGCTAGCTCCGTACGGATGCCAAGAGTGCTGAAGAGCCCGCCAATAACAATGACGGTGATCTTCAGCATGTTCTTAGAAAAGAAACCCTGAAAGCTATGCTTGGTCATTTTCTCCTCACTTACAACAGGTAATTCTAGCAATCCGCTCCCAATTGTCGTTGGTCTTGCGAAGATTGCCAAGTTTGATTGCCATGCGAAGCGAAAGTTCGCGGAGCTTTTCGTTATTCTCATCGATGAAACTCATAACATCGCTCTTCTGTTCGTCGGTAAGATCGCTAAGAAGTCCTTGCTTGATCACCTGTTTGATACGGATAAGGTAATCGCGTCGGGTCTTCATTGACGTATCGATATAGTGAGAACGGGAAACCAACGCCGAAAGGTGCGGCGCAAGTTTATGACCCTTCTCAATCATCGCATCAAAGTCATAGTTGCTGATGAAGATGATAGTA